GGCAAGACTGAGATTATTAATAACATTGTTGGCTTTCATATACATCAAGAGCCTTGTCCTATGCTTGTTGTGCAGCCTACGCTCGAAATGGCGCAAACTTGGTCAAAAGACCGCTTGGCTCCTGCTATTCGAGACACGCCTGTTTTGCATGAGAAGATTGGTGATCCCAGATCAAGGGATGGCGGCAATACGACTTTGCACAAGGTTTTTACAGGCGGTCATGTTACGGCTGCTGGATCAAATAGCCCTGTTTCATTGGCGTCTAGGCCATGTCGACTGATCCTTTGCGATGAGGTTGACAGGTATCCTATATCTGCTGGGGCAGAAGGTGATCCCGTTTCATTGGCGCGTAAACGTGCGACAACTTTCTGGAACCGCAAGATTGTGCTTGTTAGCACTCCTACGGAAAAGGGTGCGTCACGCATTGAGCAAGCATATGAGGAAAGTGACCAGCGCAAGTTTTTCATAGAGTGCCATGACTGCAAGGAAATGCAGACACTTGAATGGGCGAATGTGCAGTGGTCGAATAATGATCCAAAGACAACGAAATATGTCTGCCCTCATTGCGGATCATGCTGGAATGATGCGGATAGATATAAAGCGATAAGGTATGGCGAATGGCGAAGTACAGCAGATGGAGATGGGAAAACAGCAGGATTTCATCTCTCCGCGCTTTATTCTCCTTGGACATCCTTAGAAGAAATCGTGCGAGATTTTATCGCGTCAAAGCGCGACCCAATGAGACTAAAGACATGGGTGAATACCACCCTTGGCGAAACTTGGGAGGATCAGGGCGAAAGTCTGGATGAATATGACTTAATGTCACGCAGAGAGGACTTTGGAGATGAATTGCCGGAAGATGTTCTTGTTTTGACTGCTGGCGTTGATATTCAGGATGATCGTGCTGCTGTGGAGATTGTCGGATGGGCTGAGGGTGAGCGCAGCTACAGCATTTTCTATGATGAGTTTTACGGTGATCCATCAACGCAAGACTTCTGGAATGTACTTGATACGGCTCTGTTGCAATCATTTAAGCATCCTTTGTCTGGCGATATGGTGATAAGGGCAAGCTGCGTGGACAGTGGTGGTCATTACACACAGCAGGTTTATAACTATTGCAGATCACGGGCGGGTCGCCGCATATTTGCCGTAAAGGGTATTGGCGGTGAGGGGAAGCCGATTGTCGGAAGGCCAACAAAAAACAACATAGGCAAGATTAATTTGTTTCCTGTTGGGACAGATACGGCAAAAGAGCTTATATTTGCGCGTTTAAAAATAGCTGAATTTGGCGCTGGATATTGCCATTTTAGCACACAAAACTCTGATGAATATTTTCGTATGTTGACATCAGAAAAGAAGGTTACGCGCTATTTTAAAGGGCGTCCAAGGCGTGAGTGGATTAAGATCAGGCAGAGAAACGAAGCCCTTGATTGCAGAGTGTATGCAACCGCAGCATTTGGTATATTGAACATAAATATAGATGCTGTTGCAAAACAAGCCCAAAATAGGGTACAATCTGACAAAATGCAGCCAAAACGTAGCCCTGCTTTGCCAAGGCGTAATTCGTTTGTTTACGGGTATAAATAAATATGGCTAATCTTTTTGACGCTGCGAATGCCCCAGAGGGCGAACCAACTGAAATAGTAGTTGGCGATTTTATCCAATGGAAAAAAGAGAAAATAGCCTCTGATTATCCCACTGCTACACATTCCGCTGAGTACGTTGCGCGAATAACTGGCGGTGGCGCAAATGAAATAAAGATGCCCGCGACAGAGGTGAGCGGTTATTACCTTTTTACAGTAGATAGCACAACTTCAGCCGATTTTGCTGCTGGCAGGTATCATTGGCAGCTAGAAATCACTCAGACATCATCAGGCAATAGACTTGTTGTTGAGCGTGGCGAATTTACAGCAATTGTTGATTTAGACGTAAATCAGTCTGATCCGCGCATTCATGCGGAAAAGATGGTGCCATTACTTGAGACAATACTAGAAGCCAAGGCTGCTGGTGGTGATGTATCGTCTTACAGTATCGGCGGCAGATCAGCCAGCAAAATGACATTTGAGGAATTGTTTGAAATAAGAGATAGATACAAGGCTGAGCTGCACCAGCATCGCCAAGAAGAGCTTATTAAGCGCGGCAAGTCAACGTCAAACACAGTTAAGGTGAGGTTTATTTGATGGGGATTTTAGACATATTCACCCGACAGAAGAAACAACCCCGCCAACGTAATTATGCTGCTGCTGCTAAAGGGCGGCTTTTTGCAGATTTTATAGGGTCAAATAGAAGCGCAGACAGTGAAATACGCTGGGCGCTACGTGATATTCGCAATCGCAGCAGAGATTTAGAACGCAATAACGAATATATGCGGCGTTATTTGCAGCTTTTGCGTACAAATGTAGTGGGCGAAGGTGGGTATAACCTGCAAGTCAAGGCGCGTAATCCTGATAATAGCATGGATCGCGGTGGTGCAAATATTGTTGAGGGCGCTTGGAAAGAGTTCTCGCGTATTGGTGGGCCTACGGTAGATGGTCGCATGTCAATGATTGATTTGTGCAATCATATCATCACTGGCATGGCGCGTGATGGCGAAGTGTTCTTGCAGGTCGTAAAGGGTGCATATTTGCGTCACGGCATAGCCTTGCAGATTATAGAGCCAGATCGTGTTGACGAAGAAAAGAATGAGCTTGCAAAAAATGGCAACCAAATCCGCATGGGCGTTGAGCTAGACAAAAGAACAAAGCGTCCTGTGGCATATCATGTTCTGACGTATCATAAAGGTGATTACGACTATATGTTGCCAGCGAATGAGCGGAAGTACGAAATCATCCCTGCTGATGAGATGATGCACATATACCGCGTGGAGAGAGCGGGTCAAACGCGGGGCGTTCCTTGGTCTGCTGCTGCTATATCGTCATTAAAGATGCTTCATGGCTATCGTGAGGCTGAACTTGTCGCAGCTAGAACGGCTGCTGCGAAAATGGGTTTCTTCACTTCGCCAGCAGGGGATGGCTTTACGGCTGATGGCTTTGACGATCCAGATAATACCGTGCCAATCTTTGATGCGGAAGCTGGATCGTTCCATCAGTTGCCAGCGGGAGTAACCTTCCAAGCCTTTGATCCTACCCACCCAACATCTGCGTTTGCTGACTTTGAGAAAGCAATATTGCGAGGTATCGCTGGCGGTTTAGGCGTTAGTTATACATCTTTGGCAAACGATCTTGAAGGTACGAGCTATTCATCAATTCGCCAAGGTGCATTGGAGGAGCGTGATTTTTATAAGACTTTACATAGGTTTATGATAGACCACTTCCTTGATCCGCTTTACCGTATGTGGCTTGAGCATGTTATAAACTTTAACTTTATCCCGATTTCTGGGCCACAGAAGTTTGCTAAGTTCAGCATGGACGTTTCTTGGCGCGGACGTGGTTTCCAGTGGGTTGACCCGCTCAAGGAGATTAATGCGGCTGTTGTTGGCTTGCAGAACGGCATTCTTAGTCATACCGATATTGCAGCGAATTATGGGCGTGATGCAGAAGAAACTTTTGCTCAGATCGAAAGAGATGGCGAAACAGCGGCGCAATTTGGCCTAACTATGGCTTATCAGCCATTTGGCGATAAACTACCTGTTCCAGCGGAGGGTCAAGATGCCTTACAAACCGACTGATGGAATGAAAGTAGAAGCGCAACGTGGTCTTGATTGGCGCAAAGAATATGGCAGGGGCGGAACGGAAGTTGGCATTGCCAGAGCAAGGGATATTGTTAATGGCAAGAACTTATCAGAGGATACTGTTAAGCGCATGTATTCTTTCTTCAGCCGCCATGAGGTTGATAAGGAAGCTGAAGGTTTTGGCCAAGGTGAAGATGGTTATCCGTCAAATGGGCGCATTGCATGGGCCTTATGGGGCGGTGATGCAGGGTTCTCATGGAGCCGCCAAATTGCAGAACGCCTAAAGAAAGAGGATCGTACTATGCAAGATGTAGATAAATCTGATACACTGTCCCCAGATATTGAGGATGAAACTATGACTGAAGAAGTTCGCGCAGAGCCAGATGAATTGAGCGTAGGTGATTTTGTTAGCTGGGATAGCTCTGGTGGCGAAGCCTATGGCAAGATCGAACGCATTGAGCGTGACGGTTCCATTGATGTTCCTGATAGTGAATTTACGATCAACGGCGATGCAGATGACCCTGCCGCTTTGATTGAAGTGTACCGTGAGGGCGAAGATGGATATGAGGCTTCAGGCCAAATGGTCGGGCATCGCTTCTCTACTCTGACAAAAACAGCAGAGCGCGGATACAAGGATAAAGAGCGTTTTAGCCGTGAGAAGATGAAAACACGCGGCATGATGTTTGACAATAAGATCGTTGACGAAGAAAAGCGCACAGTAAGAATTGCTGTTTCAAGCGAGGAACCTGTCGAGCGCAGCTTTGGCAATGAAATATTAGATCACAATGAGCGCAGCATTGATCTTAGCTTTGCGCGTTCTGGCACTATGCCTTTGCTCTTGGACCACGATCCACGCCAGCAAATTGGTGTAGTAGAGGATGTTAATCTTGATGGCTCGGCGCGGAGATTACGTGCGACAGTGCGTTTCGGAAGGAATGGACTTGCCAAAGAGGTTTTCGATGATGTTGTGGATGGTATCAGACGCAACATTTCTGTTGGCTATCATGTCAACTCTATGGTCGAGGAAGGCGCGAATAGCTACCGCGTTGATAATTGGCTACCAATGGAAGTTTCGGTTGTAAGCATACCCGCAGACAGGACAGTCGGGGTAGGCCGTGCAGCAGAGCAACCACCCGCCCAACCTATTGTTCAATCAAAAACTATGGAGACTACGATGACTGAGGAAGTTAAAGTAGACGTGGAAGCGGTACGCGCTGATGCAGCACGAGCCGCAGCCAAAGACACTGCCGAAATGTATCGCTTGGCAGCAAAACACAACAAGCGTGAAATGGCAGACAAAGCAGTTGCAGACGGACGTTCACTCGCAGAGTTTCGCGGTGAATTGCTTGAAGCAATTGGAAACCAGCCACTTGATACGCAAGAAATCGGCTTGACCAAGAAAGAAGTTCGTAACTTCTCTCTTATGAAGGCAATTCGTGCGATGGCAAACCCAACAGACCGCAATGCACAAGCAGAAGCAGCATTCGAGTTTGAAGCATCACAAGAAGCAGCGAAGCGTTCTGGCATTGACCCAAGAGGTTTGTACCTGCCAATGGACGTTATGCGTTCATGGAACCAGCGTGACCTGAACACATCAGATGACAGTGCAATGGTTGCAGAAGCGTATCGCGGTGGTGATTTCATCGACGTTCTGCGCAACGCATCATCTGTGATGCAAGCTGGCGCGACGATGTTGACTGGTCTGCAAGGTGACGTGAAAATCCCTAAAAAGACTGCTGCTTCATCTGCTGGCTGGATCGCAAGCGAAGGTGGAGCATCTTCTGAAAGTGAGCCAACATTCGGTCAGGTCACAATGTCGCCAAAAACAATCGGTGCATTCACTGACATCACTCGCTTGATGATGATGCAATCTTCACTGGACATCGAAAACCTTGTTCGCAATGACCTGTCAACAGGTATTGCCTTGGCAATTGATGACGGTGCGCTGGAAGGCTCTGGTTCTTCAGGCCAGCCAACTGGTATCAAGAATACATCTGGCATCAACGCTCCAACTTCATTTGCAGGAGTTAATCCAACATTTGCAGAAGTTGTTGCAATGGAAACAGCAGTAGCGGAAGATAACGCGCTTCTGGGCAACCTTGCATACATCCTGAATGCTTCAATGGCTGGTGCGTTGAAAACAACTGTAAAAGACGCTGGTTCAGGCCAGTTCGTATTGCAGGGTGGCGAGATGAACGGATACCGCGCAATCGTATCTAATCAAGTAACAGCGGGTGACTTGTACTTTGGTAACTTCGCAGACTGCTTGATTGGTATGTACGGTGGCTTGGACATCACAGTTGATCCTTACACTGCATCAACATCTGGTACAGTTCGCATCGTTGCACTACAAACTGTTGACGTGGCAGTTCGCCACGCAGTCAGCTTTGCAGTCAACAATGATGGCGCATAATGCTAACTTGGGGCGGCTTAAAAGCCGCCCCCTCTAACGAGGGACGGGCAATGAAATATGTAATTCTTAAATCTTGTGTCGCGGCAGGGGCGTCCCGCAAAGTGGGCGATATAATTGATCTTGGGCCAGATGAGGCATCTTCATTGTTATCTTACGGGCGAGTTGCAGTGGCACCAGAGCCAAAACCGACTGCTGCTTCTACAAATCGCGCTGCAAAGCCTAAGTCAACACGGGCTAAAAAATGAAGATTACATTGTTAAAACTTACCCGCTGGGGAAATATGACTGCTGAGCAAGGTACAACGCATGAAGTTGAAGATCGTATTGCGGCTAAGCTAATTGCTCGCGGTTATGCAGAAGAGTATGATGAAAATGCTGAGGTTCCTGAAGAAGAGGAAGAAAGCGAATAAATGGCTATCCCGTTTGACGATGATTTAACCTTGATGCTTTCTCCCGATGAACACGGGATTAATGTCACCTATAACGGCGGCACTATAAGAGGTATATTTGACAATGAGACGATCCCCATTGATGGTGGTGGTCTTATAACTGTGCATCAAGAGCAGCCCCGCTTGACTGCCAGAACAGTTGATTTGAGTTCTATTGCTGAAGGTCAGGCGATGGTCATTGATAGTGTGAATTATACCATTCAAGCGTTTATACATGATGGAACTGGCGTAACAGTTGTGCAGTTGGAGAAAGACTGATGGCGCACGTTCGCAAGCAGATACGCGACAGGATTGCATCTACTTTAACTAGCGGTGTTTCCCTAGTGTCCAATAGGGTTTATGCGTCTCGCGTGTATCCGCTTACAGAAGCAAAGCTCCCAGCGATAACCGTATATACTGGTGCTGAAATATCTAATCGTTTAAACATGGGGCTTAGTGATCTTAACCGTAGTTTATCGGTTGAGGTGGATATTTATGTTCGGGCAACTGGAACATTTGATGATGACGTGGACGCAATAGCTGTTCAGGTCGAAGAGGCAATCGCTGGTGACTTCACGGTCAACAGTCTTGCAAAGGAAGCTGTACTCACAGGAACTGATATTCAGTTTTCTGGTGACGCTGAGCAGCCCATTGGCGTTGCAAAGCTGACATTTACTGTGAGATATGTTACAGCATTAAATGATGTCGAAGCGGCCAAGTAAAAGGAGAACGCAATGGCTACTTATTTTGGGACAGATGGGGACTGCAAAGTAGTTACTACTGGCGGTACTCCTGCATCTATAGGCGAGCTTTTAAGCTGGTCTTTAACTATGACCTCTGACACTGTAGACACGACCACTATGGGAGATACAAACAGGACTTATGTTGCAGGTCTTGCAACTGGCACAGCAAGCATCAGTGCGTACCATGACCCTGATGACGCTGCACAAGTTGATTTACTACAGCGTGATACGATTGATGCTGAGTTTTATTCAGAGGGTACAACGAGTGGTGACGTAAAATTGTCAGGTACTTTCATCGTTACCTCTGTAGCGAAAGGCGCAACGCATGATGGTCTAGCAACGCTAGAAGCTGAATTGCAATTAACTGGTGCGTTGACAATCGGAACCGTCTAATGTCCATCACTTCTCAAATAGAAGTCCAAGACGATGCCGTGAAGTGTATCGAGGTTGAAGAGTGGTTGCTCAATGGGCAACCGCTCAAAATCTTCTTCACGCCTATGACTGTCAGGGACAATAAAAAAATAACTCAACGCTATCCCAATTTCTTAGAAAATCTGTTGGATAGTGAAATTCAAGTGCATATCATCATTACCAAAGCTCTTGATGAACAAGGTAATCAGTTGTTTGATTTTGGTGATAAGAACTGGTTTGACAAAAGGGAGCCTTTAGTCGTTTTGCGCGTTGCATCAGCGATTGTGCAGGGTAAAACGGTGGAGGAACTGGAAAAAAACTAAACGACGATCCATTCAGGATGAATGTCGTTACATTGGCTGAAAAACTTGGCAAGACGATAGCTGAAGTTGATATGATGACGATGGACGAGTACAATGAATGGGTCGCGTATTA